CATGGCAAAACAAAAATACGAATTGCTGCCAGACAAAGTAGTTGCAGCCAACATAGAAACCATAAAAGCCATAGGACATATTGCAACCGATACCGATATAGTGGATTATGTCAGCGGTCAGCTGATGCGTGACTATATCAAAATTGGTAAGAAAACCCTAGACGAAGCCGCCAAGTTGACCGAACAAACGATAATGTCAGATGATTTTTTAGACAAGCTGGGTGCCATAAAAAATATGGTAAATTGGTACTATGGCGGACGCCAAATATATGTTTTTGATGATGATTTTGCCAGCCTGCTGAGCGGCCAAGGCACAGCAGATCTGCAAATCAGTGCAGACGTTTTCAAACAATTGCCGTGTAACTGTTTTTACGTCCAGCGAAAATACAAAAATAGCGTGGGGTTCTTTTTCGACTTGCAGGGCGACCGAATGACAATGACAGAATATTTTTTTGACGATGCCGAAAAAGACTACTATTCGGAATCAATCGCTATAGAATTGCAGTATGATATATCAGTTGAAGACCTGATATATAAAATTCTAGGCAGCTATGCAAAAAAAGACAAGTCAGGCACTAAGGCAATGATATGCGACATAGCCGAAAAATTGCAGTTCATTGTATATTTATCGGCTGTAAATGCCGAAATCGCACCAGTCACGAAACGCCAAGTGCAAAAGGAACACACCGCACCACGCCCTCAGAAGCCGTCTGCACAACCGCAGAAGTCAGCCATAGCAAATGTAGGATACCGTATTGGAACGGCTGTTCGCAAGCACAGACAGATTGAGAGCAGTGTCAGTTATCAGCATAGCCCACAAGGTCACAGCGCACCGAAAGCACCGCACATCAGACGTGCTCACTTCCACGGCTACCATACCAACAACGGCTATCAGGTGAAATGGTTGTCTACGATATTTGTAAACGCTGAACGTGATGACAATGATATCAGCACAGTTCACAAGGTAATTCAATAAAAAAACAGCCGTCAGGGCAAAGCGCTCTGACGGCTAAATTTATGCGAATTTTACACGAAATTTATGCGACTATTTTTTGATTTTTTCACGCAGTTTCTTGATGAATTTCTTGCCTGCAATGCCGTTCGGTCTATATCCCCATGCTTTCAGCCTTGCGTTGATAGCATCGACAGTGCCCTTGCCGATTACGGCATTATCGTCCAGCTTTGCGCCGTCGAGTATCAGCAACTGTTTCAGGGCATACGACCCGTCTGTGCTCGCGCCTTTTTTATAGCCTTTTGTTTCCAGCGTAGGCGGATTGATAACGCTCTGATTTTTCGGACGCAGAACGCCAAGAACATGGTTATAGTTGTGATAGACACGTGTGCATGGGTCATTCTTGCCTAGCCAGTTCTGATCGTAGCTGTAAAAATATTTTGTGTTTCCCTCGCCTGTGGCTATGGCGACGTGACCGATACCGCCGTTCAGACTACCGCCCCACACAACGATATCACCCTTTTTCGGAACGAATGACGGCGTGTTTTTAATTCTGGTAAAATAGCCCTTGACCGCCTGCTTGTCGAAATCTTCGTAGATTTGTCTAGCATACAGACCTGTGAACATACCGCATTTGACAACATCTTTGTTGTACTGGTTCGCCAGGTCAAAACACTGTATGTTATATGCTTTGTCAAAATCAACGCCCTTGCCTTTGTATTTCTTTACGAACTCATCAAATGTCATAGCCATAATTAGTCCTCCTTATCTTTAAAAACTCCAAATTTTGCCACAACTTTGTTTATCCAGTGCGCCTGCGGATTGATTTCACCATAGTTTTCCAGTATGGAAACTATCTCCATGGCAAAAATATAGCCGAAAACAGCTAGTGCGGTTATCGTTCCTGCAATGCCTGCCAGTTCGCTATGTCCGTAGTAGTGGCCTAGCTGTTCAAAACCTATCTCCGAACCGATAGCCACACCCATGACGACTATCTCCGCCAATTTATTCAGACCGCCCTTGCGCATTTTCGATGAACGGACGTCGCCTTTGCAGTAGGCTTTTATCCAGCCAGTGGCAAAATCAGCCAGTGCAAGCCCTATCACGATCATCAGCATTATTATGTACTTCACTTTACTACCTCGCTTTCGTATTTCTGCCCTGTGATTTCCTCATACTGCTCAGGGGTTATCTTGCCCCTGTCAGCAAAATCCTTGACCTGTTCAGCAGTGTACAGCCCTAAATCGTACAAACGTTTGACCTTTTTATACATTGTCGTCACTCTCCTCGATCAGCGTGTCGGTCATTAGTGCGGTGTATAGCACCTGTGCTTCTAACTCGTCCACCTTTGTGGCTTTTTTCGGCTGAAAGTCTTCGGTGGATAACCCTAACTTGTCAGCCATTTTTTTCTGTAAATTTGTCATGTTGTACCTCCTACTTCACTTAGTTTCACGATATACTCTTCTTCTGACGGCACTGGTATCAGATAGCTGTCGTTGCTGTTTTTGAAAATCACTGAACCGCCTGCTTCAACTTCTACGTTTCGCAGAAAATCATCAGGTATTAGGGCTGAAATATCGGTGACGATTGGTGTATCTAATGCCTTGACCTCTGTTCCGTCAATAATGTTGTTCTGCGTGTAGGTCTTAGTTTCATAGTCTGTCACATTCCCCTCAATGCCGTATCCAGGCAGATTGCGGATAGCTTCGGGGATTGGGTAGGCAATCAATCCGTCATCGTACGGAACATATGTTGTGTCAGGATTGTACCCAATATATGTTTTAGCATTGGCACTATATGTGTCTATGGAAATGATATAATCTGCATTATCTGGCAAATTAAACGCTGTTCCTGATTTAAAATTCAAATCTTCAAAGGTTCCAATTTTTGTGCCAGTTTTGCTAAACAATGTCCATTCTACCGTCCGCCCTAATGTGTTGCTTCTATATAACTGACGTCCCCCGACTACGTGAAATTTCACATAGCCATTTTTTTTAAGCTCGGAATGATTATACAAATTTCTGCCAAACAGCCCATATTCGACCTCTGTCACCCCAGCGCTGACTATTTCCCCAGCATTATATGGGTAGTAGTCCTCTGGGAACATGGCTTCAAATTCCTCAACAGTTGTGGGTTCGTTTCCTGCGCCGAACATTTTTGTTAAATTGAAAAATTCAGGACGAACAGAAACATTGCTATATGTGTTTCCATCTCCCCTCAATCGCAAATATATTATGCAGTTCCCATTTTCCGTACATTGCACGATTTGTTTCCCAAAAAATTCAATATACGCCGAACCTATGAATCCTGCTACATATGCGCCATTAGCTGCGTATGTGCCATTAATACCCCCAGAATAAATGCATATTTTATCGCCAACGTTTGCTGTAAATTTACAAATGCCGTATTCGTGATATACAGCACTGACGGTGTCAGAAAAATTATCTAAAACAGTATCGCATAACTGATTCCACACGATAGACCTACCACCCACAGACTTCACGCTCATCAACTTTGCCCCTGTAGGAATAGTTTTCTGATATGCCGTATCTGTGTCCGTTTCAAACCTATGTGTCACACCCTGACCTATGTCAAACAGTGCGTTTACACGTCTTTGCAACTCCTTGTCGGTCAGCTTTACCGCAGAAATGTCTGCCGTGTTCTCTGCGATTTTCCCGACCGCTGTTACATAGTCGTCTGGCAGGCTATCAGCTATGGATTGTGCTGTCTGCGCAGCGGTTTCAGCGGTTTTGCGGTCCTCTGCGACCTGTGCGGCATGGTCTGCCACTGTCGCCTTGTCAGCCGTGACCTGTTCTGCCAACGTCTGCACCGCCTGTCTGTCTGCCGTAGTGCTGTCAGCCGCCGTCTTTGCAGTTTTAGCGTAGCCTGCCGTTATTGTCTTGTCAGCTTCGGTTTGCTGTGCTGCCGTTGATGCTTGTGCTGCGGATACCTTGGCATCATTCTGAGATTTGACCGCCTGCTGACGTGCGTTTTCTGCACCCTGCCTTGCGGTTTCTGACTGTGCTGCGGACGTTTCAGCCGCTGTCTTTGCGGTTTCAGCACGGCTTGCCGCCTGTTCTGCGGTGTCGGCTGATACTCCTGCGTTTGTGGCAGATTTTTCTGCGTTTTCAGCCGCTGTTGTCGCCGTTTCTGCAGCAGTGACGGCGGTCTGCATATCTGCGTGTACCTGCCTGCCTATGGCGTCTATGCGGTCTAGTGCATCCATAGACACATCGGGCGATGGTACTGCATTATCGTCTATAGCCGCCCCTATTCGCAGTCGGAAAATTCGTGATTTCTTCACCAGCACATATTCATCACCTGACAGCTTCTTCGCCGCTATCTGACAGCTGACTGTCTGCGCTGACCGCAGTATGTCAGCCGTAGGTGTCCACTGTCCGCCTGTGATATCGACCTCGTAGACAGTACCGTCGCCGTAGTCTATCGTTAGCACATAGCGGTCTGCGCCGTCTACTGTCAGCCCTTCGACCGACACGGGTCTTGCATTTGTTTCACCGACATAACCCAGTAGGGCTGTGCTTAGGGCTACGTCGTAGTCTGTGTTTAGTGTTATTGTCATTTAATCACCCCTCTTTACTCTATTGCAATGTAATCAACATAGTATGTTCCTGTCGGCACGTTTTCCACTGTTGACCCGTTATTAGATCCCATGCAGACGTTCAGATAGTACGACTTTCCCGACCCATTAACGTGAGTACAGAACGTCTTGTATGGTGTTGGTGTGTCTGTCTGCCGTAGCGTTGCTATTACCTGTTTAGGTGCAAAGGTCAGTCCAAGCGGTATCTGCATCAATGGATTCGCTTTCGTCATCTTGTATTCCACAGTGCCATAGTGTATCTTGCCGGCTCGGCTCAGTATTTCATCGATTTCCTCACCTGCGTGTTGCATAGGATAGTCATTTTCTGTGATGTCTTGTGTCAATGTCAAATCATCAGCCATTATCTCGCCCCCCTTAAAGCTGTTCTTCAACACTCAGGCCTACCGCTGAAATATCAGCACTCAGCCCTCCGTCAAAGTTAAATCCTAAATTTGTTATCGGTATATCATAATTGTCTGTGCCGTTGGTGTAGGTCACCACGTCACCTATGTCGAAACGTGGGTCACCAAGTCTGTGGTACAATTCGGTAGTGTACCATGAAAAACCTCCTATTCTGCGCCACAGAGATTGCAAAAGTGACTCTGTCATGTATGGATTTTCAAACTCCAAAACTCTACCCTGTGTTGTGTCCGTCACGCCAAGTGACAGCGTAGTATCGTCATTTACTTTGCAGACTATACCGAATATCACGTTCTGCCTTTCTGACAGTGTTGGCAGGTCTATTGTGTTGTTATCCAATGTTTTCACGCTCTTGCCATACCACTTTCGGACGTACTTTCCGTACCTGTCAACATACCCAAACTCGCCCTGAGCAGAAGCCAGATAGGACAGCATTTGGCGCATGGTCACGTCCTTTGGCACTGAGCTGACTTTGAAATAGAAATACTTTGAGTACAGCACCTTGCCGTTCTTATCTATCAACCTTCTGCCGTTCTTGTCACGCAGTAGTCGCACCTCTGTGTAGTCATTGCCGTTCTGCAATCCTAATTGTCTGCAAATGTCGTCTTCAACGGATCTATTCCAGTTCGGGATAGGTATGTGAGGTACATACGGTTTGTCCGAGAAATACAGCCTGTCCGCCATTGTCAGCTGGACACTGCCGCCCGACTTTTTCGACTTAACACAGGTGAAATGTCCCATTGGTATCTTTTCGCCTGCAAGTATGCCGCTAGTTTCGTAGTCTACGAGATACAGATATGTGTCATACTCTTTGCCAAGAAACGCTGTTTCTGTGTCACTTATGGTCATGTTCCACGATTGCGAACACACGGCACCTAGTTCGATGTCGTCAGAAAGGCTTGTTGCCTGCATGGAGCTATCAGCTGACATAATGCTGTCACCTGATATAACGCCCTCTGCATTCTCTATCCACAGTCGCCAAGTACGGCAATAGCTCTCAATACGCTGTGCCACAAGCTCCCCTGTTTTGTACATTCAAACGCCCCCTTACTGCATTATCAAGTCCACCGCAACGCCTTTGCAGAACTGTTTATTCTCGTCCCAGCCAAAAACCTCATAAGTTGGGTCGCCTGCGTAAACGTCAAAGGTGCTTTCCTGAAATGTCTCATCAAGGAGCGTGATACTGAAAAACGGACTGTCAACGTTGGAGATATACTCATTGAGCTTTGCCGTCTCCTCGCCTGTGAGATGATACCATTTCAGCGTGACAGTTTTCTTTATGGCTCTTATATCGCCCACCATTTTGCAGTTAGCCGTCCGCCCTGCATTGTTCGACCATATCTTGTTGTTTGTAAAGCTCACTTCCGCAGGTGTGGCGACCCTTTCGCTGCCGAATATAAGTCCTCTGCTTTTCATTTTCTGCACCTCCTATGCCCTTATGGGCGACCTGCCGTTGCGCTTGATATAGTCGTTGATATCATCAATAACTATCTGTGTGATAGTCCTGCCGTTGAGAGTCAGCGGTATGGTAACACTTATCTTCTGGTTGCCCCCCGCTCCGCCGTATGACACAAGAGCCTGCAAAACAGCCTGTGTGATAGTATCCAGCGGTGCCTCGATATTCGTGCCACGCTTCTGATCGCCCAGAACTGCAAGAAACTCAGAGTTCGGCGGTATCACTGCACCTTGGGCAAGTTTGGGTATTTCGGGGATATCAATTTGGCTTAGATCAAAGCCAAATGTCTGACCGCCAAGATCACCGGGAAGCCAATCAGGCGTCGTGAAGCTCAGCTCGTTTATGCCGTCGATTATCCAATTCAAAGCGTCCTCAACTGCACCTGTCAGACCATTTATAAGCCCGATTATCAAATTAATAGGTGTTTTTGCTATGTCAACAAGTGCGTCCCATACGCCTTTGAAGATCTTCTTTACACCCTGCCAAGCTTTTTTCCAATCACCGGTGAACACTCCCGCTATGAACAACACAACGCCTTTAAGTGCTGAAATGATGTTCTTCACAGCGTCAATTATATTGCTTATGACATTGCCCACTGTCTTTATTATCTTACCAAGCACACTGCTGACTATCGGTCCGAGTATGCTCACAAGCCAGTTCACAACGGGTGCTATGGCTTTGTTGTAAATGCTCAGAACGCTTGTGATAAGTGTTCCAACAAAGTCGAGAAACTCATCAAGCAGAGGTTTCAAGTGCTCCGTCCAAACGCTGTCAGCCACGTCCATGAGCTTGTCAAACACAGGTTTCAAGACTGTTTCCCACAGGTTGAGGAATACGTTCTTTGTGGTGGTTATACCCTCGTTTATGCCGTCAAATATAGGCTGTCCCCACTCGTTCCAAAAGTCTGAAATGCTCTGCCAAGTATCGCACCACAGTGTTTTCAAGGCGTTCAACACAGGCTGTGCAACGCCGTTCCACAAGGTATCGAAGATCTCTTTTATGTTATCAAACAGTACGCCGAGAGTGTTCCATACCTGCGTGCCAAAATCCGCCATTAGGGGTAATCCTACAGTGAGAAAGTTTTGCAGTATAGGGAACACTGCCACATTCCAGATATCAGAAAACACCTTGTTGAAGCTGTCAAAAAGTCCTATGCCTATCTTGCCAAGCGTGCTGAAAGCGGTCTGCATAAGCGGTGTAAAATCGTTTATAAAATAAGCTTTGAGCGGTTCGGAAAGCGACTTTATATCGCTGAAAACGCCGCCGAGTATCTGAGCAAGTTCAATGCTCTCTCTTTCAAGTCCGCTCCATATATCAGCGAAAATAGGCTTAAAATTCTTATCAAGATAGTCTGCAAGCTTTTCAAACTGAGTTCTTGCTGATTTGAAAAAGTCAGACAGCTTTTTATTTGCCTTTCCCGCATCCACCTCAACGCTAGTCCCGGAAGGCTGCATTATCTCCCCAGCTCCGCTGACCCCAGTGCTATCTGACTTGCTCTCATCATTCAGCTTGTTCATCTGGTCAAAGCTTGCAAGAGATCCTTCCTGTGCCTCCTGAGTCTGTTGTGCATTGTCGGCTATATCGCTGTAATTATCCGCCGCCTGAGAGGTGCTTTTCACTATGCTTTGAGCCTCGTCTGCACTGTTGCTTAGTTCAAAGCCGAACGCCTCTGAAAGTGACCTCGCTGCCCCCTGTGCCAAAGATATAAGCTGTGAAAGCAGACTGTTTATCGCCTTGACAGCAGGCAGAAGAACGTTCATCAGCACAGTGCCGATAGTCGCTCCGAACTCTTTCCATTGTTCAGAAAGTATTCTTGTCTGGTTTGCCCAGCTGTCAGACGTCTTTGCAAAGTCGCCCTGTGCAAGAGCCGTTTGCGACATAACGTAATTGTATCTCAGCTGGACTTTTTCAGCCTGCGACATATCGGCAGTTGATTTCGTGATACCCTTTGAAAGTGCATAAGCCTGCAAATTGGCGTCCGTCATAACGATACCGAACTGTTTGAGGGTCTCAGTTTCGCCTGTAAAAATTGATTTCAGCGCTGTGCTTGCCACGTCCTGACCGACATTATAAAACGAAGCCATATCCGCAGACAGCCCCGTAAGAGCCATAGCCATATCGCTTGCACTGTCATTGGCAAGACCCATTCCTGCCGCCATTGCCATGAAGTTTGAGCCTGTCTGCTTTGCGGTGAGCTTTGAAATGCCGTAGGTCTTAACAGCCGTGTCAGCGAAGTCCTCCATTTTCTGCTTGGACTCTCCGAAAGCCGTATCAACAACGTTCTGAACTTCCGCAAGGTCTGAGGCTGTTTCTATGGATTGCCTGCCGAAGTCCACAAGCTTCTTGACGGAGAATGCAGCTGTCAGAGCCATTGCAAGGCTTTTAAGCTTTGGCTTGATATCCCCCACCATATCGGAAAGACTTTTCAAGCCCTTTTCAAAGCCCTCTTTGTTTATGTTGGTGTCAAAATTCAAGCACCCGTCAGCCATTGTCATTCACCTCCCGTCAGTTGTTTCAGAAACTCTTTGTCCTCGTTTTCAGCCCTCTGCTCTTCTGCTGAGAGCTTTCGTTTAAGGTCTATCATATTGCGGTGGTTTCTGTAAAACTCCTGCTCGTATTTTTCAAGCTTTTTGCCCTTGTTAAGCTTTTGCCGTATGCCTATAACAGACGAAAAAAGCCCCTCGCCTATCTCATTGAAATAGCCAAGAAAAGTCCACCAATGAAGATATTTTACCGTCCTCGTTTCAAAGCCTGCCGCCTTGTTCACCGCAGGAAAAATAATACTCTCGTCCTGCTCCCAATCAATAGTCTTTGCAGGCTGAACGCTCTCCTGCGGAACATCTCCACCACCCACAAACCAATAAGCCTTGTTGACAGCCTCCTGCAAATGCTCTCGTGGGATATCCTCAGCGTAAAGGCATTTAAGACACACATAGCACTTTTCACGCTCGTCAAGTTCAGGGTCTGCAAAGGCTGAATAGATCCGCAGTATGGCCCGAAAATCTGAGCGTATGGCATACTCTCTGCCGTCTATTTCAAGGGCTGTTGGCAAGTTGCCTATCATTTCAGCAGCTCCCTAAGCAGAGCCTTTTTGTCCTCGTCAGAAAGCTCCGCCACGTTGACCACAGGCTGAGCAATATGTTGATGAGCGATAACAGGTGCGGTGTACTTCTCCGCCTTTTCTTCGAGCTTTATCTGAGCCGCCGTCTGTGCTGACTTTATCTCCTGCACCACCACAACAAGAAGCGCTTCAAGGAAGTTCACAAGCACAGGCTTGCCGTTTGAAGCCACAGAGAACACGTTCACGCTTCCGAGCGCCGCCGTACACACATCGGTTCCAAATATGTCATTGACCATTTCTCTTGCACGCTGGTCATACTCTTTGAGAAGCTGAGTTCTGTCCTCGTTCTTCTCACGTTCTGACACTTCTTCTGCGATATTGTCAGCCTTGCTCATAGCGTCCTGTATCCTTGTGATGATACCAACGTCTGACACGTTTATCCTTATAACTCTGTTCTCGTCGCCGTTTATAGCGTACTCTTTGTAATTGCCGCTGTTAAAATCTATTGACTGCATTGACATTTCTATCGTCCTTTCTGTATTATGGCAAACAAAAAGCACTCCGCTCTGAACGAAGTGCTTTCATATGTTTGTCATATAGTTTATTCTTCCGTAGCCTTTGCAAACGTTGGCACGCCTGCCGCAAAAGTGACAGAGCCTTTCACTCTGTTTCCTGCAAAGGTGCAGTTGAACGGGATATTTACGCCCCCCTGTGGTCCGCCATAAGACTGCGGCTTGACTATGACATCTTCCGTCCATGCGTCATACGCACCTGTGGTCTTGTCAACGATGACTTCAAGTACGCTTGTCTTGCAGGCATCACCGGTAAGACGATTCATCATGATATCCTTGAGCTTTTCGTAAAGTGCGTCACCGGGCTTTGCATAGAATGTGTCAAGGTCGAACTCAGGCTCATAGCCATTGTCCTCAACTGTGGTTTCATCAAGAATATTCTTCTTTGTGGAAGTGTCAGGATTGAGCTCCACACTTGCGTCCTCAACGTCCTTGCCGAGAAGATACCAGCTTGGTGATGAAGCGACCGCTGCGAATGTAGTGTCAAGATAATGCAGAAGATGACTTCTGTTGAGCTTTCCACTCTTGTATGAATAATCAGGCATATGTTTTCCTCCTTTTATATCTGATACTGTGCCGCTATCTGCAATTGATACTGCACAGTATCGTTCGTATTTTCATTTGGTATTGCGTATATCATTCCGTTTGCACAGGTGAGCTTTTCAAGAACGCCTGTCCTTTCCTCGCCCTCTGTTATGGTAGTGAACGTGGTATCTCGGTGCTTGTCTGCATAGCTTTCAAGCCACATCTGCAATTCAAGCAGCACACCGCTGTTTGACATTCTGTCAAAGTCGTTCATAGACTGATACACAGCATAGAGAATGAAGTTATGCTGTCTTGTCTGACCGCCCAGAATATCAGAGCTTATAAGGCTGTCGCCTGTTGAGGACAAGCCGTAATTTGTTGGCGTATCGTCGGTAAAGTCGATATGGATATCGTTGCAAACCTCCGATATTTTCGGAAACTGCTGCAAGATATCTTTCACAAGCTCGATTATGTTCATTTCGCTTTGCCTCCAATTATCGCCGTCGCTCCTCTGAGTATTTGCTGTTTCTTGTCGGCTTTCATTCGCTCAAACCAAAGCTTACCGGCAAGTGGCTCTTTAAAAGTGCTGTAAACAAGGTCTTTGTCCGTCAGCACTTTCTTTTCACCCTGTCGGGCGTATGCCGAGCCTGTAACAGATGATACCATAAGCTTGCCGTAATACTGATAGCGTGCGTAAGGTGCAAGATACTGTATCTTGCCGCTGCCTATTTTTGTGCCTCTCGTGGCAGACTTTCTCAGATTAGTGCTGAGGGTAGGTGTATACTTCACCATATGCCTTATGCACTCGGCGTCAATGAACTTTTGAGCCTTATCAAAGCGATCTGAATACTTGCCTGCAAAGGACTTATCCCAAGTGATAGCCCTGCTGTCCATAGGCTGACCTATCTTCATTTCACGCTCACCTCCATATGTGGCAGACCGCCGAACATATAATCATCAATGCTCATTACCGTAACAAAGTCATACTCCGCACGGAACATTTTCATGCTCTCAGATATGCTCTGCGGCGTTTGATTATCGAACTCAAACTCGCATTTTCCTCTCACAAGCATATCCTTTGCAGGGGTTTTCGGTGCATTATCGTCATAGAAATACACCCTTGTGCTGTCTGAGGTCTGCATACCGCTTTTCACGATACTTCCCGATTTATTCTCACACCAGTAAACTTTCTCTGCATACTTCCGCACAAATCCCTCTGTCTGCTTGTCGAAAAGATACACCGTGCAATCGCTGTTTGCAAGCATTTACCTCACCCCCCTGTAAAGCAGCCCTGTTCCGCTGAGCCATTTGTACACGATATCGTGAACGGCTCTGTCAGCGTTCTGCCTGCGGATATCTGAGCTTTCATATGACTTTGACCAACCCCCAACGCTTTCGGAAGATACCCCCTGAGTGCCGCCCTCCTGCTCTGCCTTGAAGATATTCTCCGCAAGCTCGCAGCAGCACATTTTCACTTCTTCGGGGATATCGTTCTCGTCAACGTTGTCAAAGGTATATTGCTTCATAAGGCTTGTGGCTTGCATTGCATAGAAGTCAAAAGCGGCAGATATGTCAGGCTCTCTGCCGCAAAGATAAACGCCTATATAATAGCTCTCGCTTGCATATGCTTTCATACTGCCGCACCTCTTTACTTCTTGAATCTTGCAAGCACTACCTTTGACTGGTCTGAGATAGCCACAGTGTAATGCTTGTCAGCAGATATATCTGTGCAGCGCTTTGTGCTTCTTCTCTCTGTTTCAACGTTGGTGTCACGCTTGAGGTAGATAGTCAGAGCTGATGTTTCGTCCTCTGTTTCAGTATCAGCGTTGAGCTTGATGATAGGGCATATGTAGAAAGTGCCAGCTTTGACAGCGGCGTTCTTTACAACATAGTCACCCACCTTTGGAGCGTAGCCATCTGCACAAGGCGTTACTGAGCCGAGCTTTATCTGAGAAGCAGTTGGTGAAGATGTGCTGTCCGCAACAACTTCCTTTGCACCCTCTGCATCGCTGTCAACTCTCACATACTGTTCTGGGATAGCCTCGTTAAGTGAAACTTTCTTTGACGGAACGATACGGCAGTTCGCTATTTTGCCTATCTCGCCTGTCATGACCACATTGCCGTCATACTTATCGGCAGAAATGAAGTTCGGGTCCTTTCTAAGCTGTGAGTTCTGATGAGGATTAATAAACATAGCCTTTTCAGTGTTCAGTTCCTCATTGAACTTGTCAACAGCGTCAACAATGCCGCTGTAAGAGATAGCAGAAGCCGAGCCGTCATAGATGAGCTGGGCTTTCATAAGTGCGTCCATGCTGTCTGCGTCCACCTTAGAAGCGATAGACATTGCAAGCTGTGAAGTCGCCTGACCCGCAGGATTGCCATAGCCGCTGAGAAGAGCCTCGTCGGTTATCTCCACCGCTTTCATGGCTTTCTTTACCTTAGCCTGAGTGGAGTCTGTTTCAAGCTTGACAGTTTCGGCTTCAACGCCCTCTGCAACATCAACTGCGTCGCCGATATACTTATACTGCGGCACTGTGATAGTGTCGCCAGGCACGCCAACGAGTGTTCTGTCTATCTTCGCAAAGGGAGATACAGTTATCTTAGACTCTATCTTTGCGTCGATCATATCACTCATTACCTCAGGGTCGATAAGGTCGGTGATCTTTGTCTGCTCTGCGAAATACTGCATAGAAATTCTAATGCCATTTGTCATTTTCATAATATCCTATCCTTTCAACTGTTCGTATTTTTCGGGGTCTGTTCGTTTAAGTTCCAACCTCTGCATATACCCCATTTTTGCAAAGGTTTCCTTGCTCACTTCACCTGCGGCGGGCGTCCCTGTGGGAGCAACCGGGTTCTTGATAGGCTCGGAGCTTTCAAAAAGATAATCGTTATCTTTCTTCACGTTCTCGATAGCCGTCTTGATATCCTCAGCCTGATTTTTGGAAGCTTTGAGAGTTTCCACATCAAGCAAAGCTTTAAGAGCCTTGACGTTTCTTGCCTTGCTTGCCGAGATAGCGTTATCAAGGGTAGCGTCAAACTCCATATCAGATATCTTCGCCTGATACTCGGTATCTTTCTTAGCAAGGTCAGCGGTGAGCTGTGCGACTTTGCCGTTAAGCTCCTTGACGTCCACGCCCTCAAATTCTTTGAGAGAGTTCTGTGCGGTATCAAGGCTGTCCTTATAGTTATCACGCTCCACCTCAAGGCGGCTTTTCACCTTTTCAAACTCAGCCACAGTCTTATAATTCTCTGCCACCTGTTTTGTGATGTCCTGTTTCTTGTCCTCAGGGATAACGATACCCAGAGCGGCAAGGATCTCAAAAATGTTTTTCATATGTTTGTCCTTTCTACATAGCTTATATACCGCCCTGTCTGCGGTGTGAAAGTCTGACAGTTTAACGTCATATCAAGGACGAAATGGTATGAAAAAAGCACCCGTTAAGGTGCTTAGTTCCGATATTTGGGTATAAAAATACCGCCCGACCTTAGTCAAGCGGTAAAATTATCATTTGAAATACTCTGTAAGTTCAACTTCTGAATCAATGTACACAGCGTCAATATAATAACTGTTGTGTACGATTATCTTCTTTCCGTTTAATTCATATATCTGCGTTTGCGAGCCGTCAACATCTGTCAGCATATCGGACCGTTCAATGCCTGGAATATGCTTTTCCAATGCCGCACATTGCTTATCAAAAATTTCTTTGTCCGCAGCCGTGCAAATATTGTATTCATATTTCTTCATTGCGATCCTCCAATCCATACCTTTTATCTACTGATCTTCGTGTTTTTACAGCGGTCTTCAAAGTGTCTGCTACAGCATCTTCTCTGCTCATGTTTTTTCGTGCCATTTTATCTGACACCAAGTCTTCAAAAGAAATGATAGGGTCTGTCTGGTCAAGGGCTTTACGAGCTTTTTGATCTTCCATTAACTCTCTTGCCTGAAAGCGATACTTATTACGCAGTTCACAAGCTTGTCTTGCCTGTTCTTCAATAGACTTGCTTTTGTCGATAAGCTGAGGGATATTTTTGTTATGGTGTCTGTACCACTTTCGCACGTCTATATCAGACATCTTACCTTTCATATCAATTATATCACTGTAATCTTTTTGCGTCAAGTCTATCTTGGTTTTTCCCACCCCGATATTCCCCAGTCCGTCGGCATTCACACGCTCTCTTTGCTGAGGCAGACCCATTGCTTTTGAAAACCTTGTATACTCTTGGGAAGTGCCACGATATCGGCAGCGTGCGTTGATGATATCTTCCTCATCAGCACCTGCCTCTTCAAGAAGATGTATCTTCTGTCGCTGGGCTCTCATTGCAGTTTCAAGCTTTCTTTGTCGCTGTAAAGCTTCATACTTTGTGTACTCTTTATCACCGTACTTAACAGGCTTGTTCTCCTCTGCATTCATCTGTGCAAGCTCCTCATCTGTATAGGAACGCTCAGATATGCCGGGGATAAAGGGGTAATAATCGTGATAGCAATTCGCTCCGCACAGACCTGTCACAGTACCAAGACCGCAGATAGTTTCAAGTTCTTTTTTGCTGTAGACCTTGCCCTGCCATTCTTGATGAGAGGGTCTTGCTCCGCTGTGCCAAGTGACTTCAAAATAGTCCGTGCCAAGCTCTTTGGCGTTGTCCTCATTCATTTTTGCGGTTAGCTGTGAAAGCCCTGTCATCACCGAACGCCTTGCGGCTACGTCTGCTCTGTTGCTCCAGCCTGTGGCATAGTCCACAGTGCGAAGACCTGAGTTCGTCATATCCGAAATGACTTTCTTTATGATCGTGTTATAGTCGAACGCTCCGCTTGCTATGCCCATTATGGCGTTGTCAAGACTCTGCTGATAGAAGTCTGCCGCCTGCGTGAATTTAAGTTTGCCGTCAGGCTGTTTTACTGCAAATCCGAGTGACTGAGATATGTTTTTAAGCTCCCCCGAAGTCTGCTCCGATACAGCCGACAGCAGCCTTTGCAGGCCCTCATTTTCTTCAAGGGGTATCCGTGCCTTGCCTTTGGTCTTGTATATGCTATCGTCCCATTCATAGCCTTTTTGCAGGATATCATTGTACAGCTCTTTTATCTCAGCTTTGGAGAGGTCAAGGTTATCGGCAATGGCTTTCTTTATCTCACGCTTGCTCATTCCAAGCTCGTGAAGCCTGTATATCTGCCAATCGGCCGAACGTGTTATCTCGCCGTTTATCTTTATCCTGCGGACGATGTCCTCCATTATCTGCATTTCAAGGTCACGCAGGGGTTTATCAAGAACCATTGAAGTTCGCTCTATCTCGCTTGCTTTGAGCATTATTCTATCACCTCTGCGGTGCTGTCGGAGGTCATTTTCTTAGCCGTTTCCTCGTCCTCACTATACCATTTCATTCGGTATTCCCACAGTGGCATAATGCCCATAGAAACGTCCTGACGGTCGCTTGCACGCTTTGTTTCATCATCTGCAAGGATACTGTCCTCGAAGTTCACAGACAGCTCATAACCGCTTTGAGTAAGCCCATTATAAAACGCCAGCGAATAGCAGAGGTCTTCAAGGCAGACACGGAGATTATTCTGTATCGCCGTGACAGTATCGAACTTTCTCTGCTTTGAGGACTTTATCTCCGTTGCCGTCTTATCAACTGTCTGTGGGTTTGAGATATCCCCATAGGACAGCCCCACAGCAAACTCTATCTCACGCTTGTATTCTTCAAGTCCTGCGATAAAATCCGCCTGTCTTAACTGCGGTGAGAACTCGTGATAAAAGTCACCGCTCGTGCCAGCCGACACGTTTACCCCTCTGAAAAGCCGTTCATTGAGCTTAGGCATTTCTGCACACTTCTTACCTGTGAACGGGTCTTTCACAGGTCTTAGCACAGCCTCGTCAACGTCTATTGCACGCTCCCCAGATTCAAACTCCCAATCGAGCCTGCCGAATTGGATATCAGCTTTTCTTATGACTTCTTCCGCCCCTGCGAACACCGATACTCCTGAATGTGAACCGTCAACTGTATTGTCGATAGGGTTGACATAATAGCCGAAAGAGGGTCGCAGCATAAGGGGATAGGCTATCTTAGGGATAAGCTCCGCCCACTCTGCAACAGCCGTGAGAGGTATCTCAGCGCCGAGGGACACGCCGTCATTGGAACGGAAAGCTCTGTTTGTGATAGTCAGCCCTTTTTCATAGTCCAGAGCGTGATATTCAAGCCTTATGCGGTAATCATTATCGCCCATGCGTTTTATTTCAGGGAAAATGACCTTTATAAGCCTGCCGTTCACGTCATACTCCACAGGAATAAATTGCGACTGTGGAACATACTGCACCTTATCAGCACCCAGCGGTTTTATTATCATTGCTCCTGTTGCAAGACCTCTTTGCAGATTTTTGTTGAGGTTTTCAAGGGCGTTTTTCATTATGGCATCAAGCTTATCGTTGGAAACTTTCAGGGTCATTTCATTGATAGCCGTGTTTGCAAACTCCCTCACAACAGCGTGTTCAAGCCGCAGAGAGTGAACTCCCTTGGGTGCTGCATTACCTGCATACATTCTATCCCACTTGTCAATAGCTCTTATCATACTGTCCGTCACGGCGATATCAATGCCGTAAACGCCCTTTATATCTGACTTTGAAAGCATTCTGCTTATCCACTCCCTTATTTTTGAAATAATGCCCATAGCTTACTGACCCCGCCTTTTCCATACTCTTTCCATTGCATACCGAACGGCGTCGATAACGTGGTCATTGCCGTCGGGATAGCCGCTTATAACGTTGCCCTCTTTATCCCTGTCATACTCGCAGTTGATGAACTCCTCGCAAGCCACAGGACAACGCTTGTTATCTATAACGATACTTCGCAGAGATTGCAGCCACTTATATGAATACTCCCTGCTGTTAGGACCTTTCTCTGCACCTCTTGCAAGCAAGCCATATGCTCTGTAATCCTCAACAGACTTATTCTCTGCGCTGTCGCAGGTGATAAGATCGTTTGCCGTGATACCAAGCTCCAGCAAATGCTTTGCGGTATCAATGTTCTTTGTCTTGTTGCAGGTGTACTCCTGCCATATGAACAGCGTGTGCTGAGCAGGGGCATAATGCACTCTGACAAAAGCGTAAAGGTCGGGATACCAGCCCCAGTCAACGCCGTTATAGATGTTATCGAACTGTGCTATCTCGCCGTCGGTAATCTCTCTTATGAGGACGTTATCGAAAACATTTCCGCCCGTGCCGTTTGCAACGCCCATATACTCGTTCTCATAGGCAGTGGGATTGGTTTCTTTGAGAAATTCAGCGTCATCAAGGAAAGGCTTGCCAAGCCACTTTTTCGGCACAGTTAGATAAGTGCTTTCGGTAACGAGTCTGTCCGTTCTCGGCACTTTGATGTACTTATTCGCCCAGTTCTGAGCCGACTTCGGAGGGTTGAAAGACTTGAACTTATATGCTTTCTCGCCGCCTCTTATAACAGACTGTTCTATCGTTCGCACAGCTTCTTCACCGCCGAACTGGTCAAGCTCCTCAAACCACACGATGCCGATATAGCCAAAAGGCGGCTTGATAGACTTCATCTTGTACGGGTCATCAGCACCACGAAAGTATATTTTCTGTCCTGTTGAAATGCGTGTGATCTCAAGGGGCGACTTTGTGCAGGCAAACTCATCATCAAGACCAAGTGCAGATATTGCCCAGAGTATCTGAGAATAAACGCTGTCTTTAAGAGTATTCGCCACAGCACGCAGGACGCAGGCGTGCATATTCTCGTTCTTCATCAGCAGGTCGATAACGTTCAGACCGCAGAATGAGGATTTAGTCGAACCACGTCCGCCAGGGAAAACATACTCGGAATGTTCCTGCTCTGCAATATCGAACAGGACAGGCGAGAACGTAGGAGCGACAAGGCTCGCAGGGATACCGCTGTACGCCTTATCAGGCATAGAAACAGGCTCAAGCTTTTGTTTTTCAAGCCTGAGCCTTGCGTTATCGTATTTTATCTTATGCTTGAGCATATCGTCATCACGGATAATGTCACGCAGCTCTTTCACCGCCGCAACGTCCCCTTGCTTAGCCCTTGCCATAAGAGCCGCATTCACAAGCAGCATATTATTTATGAAGTCGGGGTCAAGGCTGTTAAGGTCAATGCCCTGCTCCACGAGAAACTCATAGTCCGCCCTGGTATTGGCAGGCTGTTCAAGCAGGAAGTCCATTACCTGCTTCATAGTCTTTTTACGCCTGCGGACTTCGCCTGATTTTTTACCGCCTTTTGCACCATTTTTTCGAGCTTCACTCGAGCTTGGAACTATTAAATTCTGTTCATTCGGCATTCACCTCACCTCGTTTTTTTGTTGTTTTGGGATATAAAAAGAACTGCCACATTGTTGTAGCAGTTCAAAAAATGATATTAAGCCTCCAAATAACGATTAAGGATATCACAGTTATCAGTACCGCCCTTAGCAGAACACCACGCCAAAACATTCTCGCAATATGCACGAGGAAAGCTTCCTTTCCTAAAATCGCAAAGTGAATTATCAACGTCATATGGAGTAACCCACTCTTCCTTAGCAAATGGGCAGTCACGCACATCATCCCAATTGATAACTGGATAGCTATATCTTGCTAACGAATCCATTAAATAACCCCCTTTCTGTTTATTAACAATGAATATTTTGTATAATTACATAGGCATCACCTCTTTAGTTGTTATTATACACGATTTATAACATTTTTTCAATTGGTTAACTGACTAAACTTTTAATTTCTTTACAAAAAATGTTTGTGTATAATTTTAACAAAATAATAACGATAAACTGCCTACAAACTATAAAAATATTGTACTTGCACTTTTTAGGCAACGCAAAAGACACCCCCAATAGGAGTGCCTCTCGCAAATATATTATAAGGAGTTAAGTAAATGTTGGAGCAGATGTTGAGCTGGCTCGCTCTCGACCTGCATACGGAGCTTTCGCCCCGTCGGACTTTTTTATGGAGGTCCGCAAAGAAACTTTTGCCGTTATGGCATATTATCATTATACTCTCTTGACAGGGGTGATACAAGGGCTTTTTCGGGTGTCTGATAAAATTTCTTGAACATTTTTATCGCATTTGGACCAAGCACCTTGCGAGTGTAATTCACCTCACGGTCAAGAGCCTCAGCTGTTCGTTCCCATGACATTCCGTTTATGTATTTGTTGATTATCAACGCCGCAAGTCTGCTGTCAGGCATACTGTCCGTGATACACAATACATTGTATGACATCTGTTCGTAACTTTTGCAAAGCTTTTCAAGCTCCGTCTTATAGTCCGCTATCATTACAACGCTGTCTTCTATCTTTCTTGACGTGCCGCCTGTAAAGCTGGGCGGTATATCGGAACTTTGCGGCGATGTACTCTCAGCCCTTGCATAGCATTTTTCTATGGCACGCCTTATCGCCGATATACGCTTGTCTATATCCACCAGCTTGTTCAAATATTCTTCTGCTGTCAACCTCTATCCCTCCTCGATCATTCTTCCGCAAACAGGACAGAATTCAAAGCGGACTTCCTTGCCGTCTGCACCAAGCTTTTCGCTCCACTCTGTCACTCCATTGCAGTATTCACAGCCTGCATATTCAGGTATGTTTACTCCGTTATGTTTCGCAAGCCCCTCGTCGCAGAGTATCAGTTCCAGTGCCTGCAATGCGTATTTGAGTTTTTCTTCCCTGTCCTGCGTTTTGTTTATCTTCCAGACCGTTGTCTGCCCTCTGCGGATATTCTCCTGCATTATGCAGGCTTGCCTGAAAAACCTGCCGTTTCGCTCTTTGCTGTGAAGATACTCCCGCTTGTATTCCGCCTGCTTGTCCTCGCATATCTCTTTCGACCACCCCTCGTGCCTGTTCTTATAGCCAAGTCTTGATAACTGTGAGAAATACTTATATTCCTCAGCAGGATACTCGTCATAGATGAGCCTGCCGTCTATTGCCATATCTTCATATCGTGCAAATTCTTCTTGTGACATTCTTTTGAAATCTATCTTTATAGTTGATACCCCCTTTTGTGGAGGGTTGTGGAGGGTTTTCGCTATTTTTCAAGAACTCTTTCTTTATATATATTCTTTTTATTTTATATACGAAAGGTTAAGAAAACCCCTCAACCTATCCACAACCCTCCACACTTACAGATAATTACACTTGCTCGTCAAGGGTTATACCTGAATAATAATTGCACCCTCTGCCTTTTACTTTCTCAAAGCGTTTTGCAAGCTCCATACCGAACTTTGTTGAACTCATACGATATTCATTGTTCTGCTCAGCCCAGTTAAGATACGCCGCAAAAAGCTGACTTGACTTAACGCTCAGACCCTTGCCCACAGTACACTTATCCTCAACAAATGCAGAGATAACGTCCATTTCACGACGGTACTCCCTCACTTCTTCAAGAACGGCACGAGGCATTTTAAGCCCCTCTTTCTGCCACAGCAGACAGCCCTCAACTGCCCAGCGGAATATGCCCGTAAGCTCCGCCGACAGCTTGTATTTCAGCCTGCGGTCTATCTTTTCTTCGGGTATCTGCACAGTGAACGGTATCATATGAATTCTTCGCCATATGCCCGTATCCGTTCCTCTGATGACAGGCTTATGGTTTGTCGCCATCCAAAGCTTGAACTCAGGCTTGAACTCAAACTCGTCGCCGTAAAGCTTTCTTGCCGTAACAGTATCATCGCCTGTAAGCTGTTTGAGCAGACCCTCGTTGATACGAACACCCTCGTTAGGCTCAACGCTTGTCACGAGCCTTGCACCTTTGAGCCTTGCAATATCGCTGTTTATGGCGGTGCTCTGATTACTGCGCACCATAATAGTTTCAGGCTGGATATTTGCCGCATAGTCCCCGAAAATATCCCTTATGATATCAATGAAAGTTGACTTGCCGTTTCGTCCTGTTCCGTATAGAAAGAACGCACATTGCTCGGTGGTCGAGCCTGTCAGGGAATATCCCACAGCTTTCTGAACGTATCTGATAAGGTCTTTATCCTTTCTAAAAATATCATCAAGAAATGCAAGCCAGCGAGGGCAATCGGCATTCTCTGAATACTCAACGGCTGTCATTTTCGTCAGATATGTCATAGGGTCGTGAGGAGATATGCCGCCGCTTCGCAGGTCGATAACTCCGCCCGGGGTATTGAGAACAGTTTTAAATCTGTCCATCTGAGCAGGCAGAACAGGAACGTGGTGCATGACCTCGCTTAGCATTGCGTTCTTTGATTTGTTAGAACGGCAGGACTTCATATGCTTTTCAAAGGCTTTTGCCATATCCGTTCCCTCGTCTGCGTCAAGCTGAGCGTACACCTTTGCCTCTGCCGCCATACAAGCCACAGCCTTATCAGCAAGACGTTTAACTGTGCCTGTCATATCGGTACACCACTTTCTGCCGTCATACCAAAGCCAGCGTTTGTCTGTATAACAGTATCTCACCTGCTCGCCAAAAAGGTCAACAAAGCGTTCTGCGTTGCCCGTATCGTCAAATGAATAAAGTCTTGGCTTGGCTTCTTCCTGCTCCACAGCACCCACAGAAATCGGCTCAGAGGGCGACTTGAAGTTAAGAGAAAATCCCCCTGCGAACTTTGGCGAATAGGTTTTGTCGCAATCTGCAATGGCTTTCTGAATGGTGAGTGCACCATAGGTCGAACCGCTTTGCACCCTGTCCCACTTTTCACGCATAAGACCTGAGGAGCGGAATATCATATCCATTTTCTCTGCGTCACAGCCTGTCCAGAAGGCAAGCATCGAGCAAAACGCCATATCAGCTTCACTCTGCGAAGCATATCCTGCGGTTCTTCCACTGTAGAGGGAAACGAACTTTCCGCCGTTCTTTGCTCCTGCCGCCGCTTTGATTATCTGGTCTGCGGTGTCAAGTCTGACAGCAGGAACAGCCTTTGCCACAGGCTCGTGACCGCCTCCTATATACTTTTCGTGCAATGGCTTTATGCTGTCGGAACACTCTGCAATGCCCTCATATTCTGAGCAGGAGTTGCCTGTCATAACGAAAAATCTGCCGTCCTCATACATCTCAACTGAGCCTTTGCGTCTGCCACGCTTTGGGAGCGTTCCTCTGCATATGATATGTATGCCCTTGCCCGATTGAGATATTTCAGTATAGCTTTGCAGGGTGGAGATAAATTCGGATATGATGTTGCCGTTCTCTCCCCTTTGGTATGCCTCAAGCTCCTCCTCTTTGCCGTCAATGTCAACACCGAAATAGGGACAGCCACCGAACATAAATCCTATGCCCGAGTGTTTTTCTGAGGCTCTCACCGCCGTATCAAAATCGCACCAAGTAGAGGGGTTATTTGACATAGCCCCTCCGCCTGTAAGTGCGTTTATCGGCACTTTCTTTATCTTCCCTCTCTTTTCATCAGGCACAGCGTCCCAGCATATCCAGTTTGGCAGGGCTTTAAGCTCCTGCGGTATTTGTTCGTACATATATCCAACTCCTAACATAAATTTTGAAAAGTCAAAGCCTTTCACTTATCCCCGAAAAGCACCCAAAAAGTTGCATTAAAAATGCAACAATTGCAGAAATGTTGCCAAATTAAAATATAAATCATTTGTTTGCACAAAATATCATCTGCGTTTTTATGCAAAAGCACTATGACTTTTCGCTTTTTTCAGAAATCAGAACGGCACGCCGTCATCTGTAAGCACGTCCTCAAAATCTTCAAGCGAGCCTATGGTGCTGTCAGCCTGCGTATTTGTCTTAGGCGTTGCAAAGCCCGTCTGCTTAGTCGCAAAGCTGTCCGCCTTCGGTGCAGAGGATTTGAACTTATGCTTGCACTCAGGATACTTTGTAGGATTGACAAAATTAATGCGTTCCTGCTCCTTGCCGTTCCATTCTTCATGCGTGAGATCTACCCTTATGCACTTGTTCAGCAGGTCGGTGCAGTATGCTTTAAGGCTGTCATACTCCTTGCCGTCAGGGAGCTTAGCCGCCTTGCCCATTGCCATAAGCTGAGCAAAGTTGTAGCCCTCCACCTGCATATCGTTCTCGTTAGGCTCGTGCTTTTTCCATATGGTGTGAAACAGGCAGGAGTTGCCGTATTTCTGTCCCTGCACGTCATTTCTGATGACAAGAGTGAAGTTAAGACCCACCGAGCCTTTCTTTGTTGTGTGCTCCTCGATAGCGGTTATGATGCACTCGTAATCGCCCTCAGGCTTTAATCCGTTCTGAAATGCCTCTGATTGATTTGACTTAAATCCCATTTTTTATTCCTCCGTTAGTAAATTTACTGCGTCCTCTGCTGAGCGGCATATGCCTGCCAATGCTCCGCACTCACGCATTTTTGTTATGAACTTCTTCTGCTCAGGACGAACTCGCCCCGACTTTGTTTTGACTTCGATAAAGACAGCTCTGCCGTCCTTATGCCTTACGCCGAACAGGTCTGAAAAACCTTTCGGCACGCCTGTGGTGAAATATCTGCCGTCAACAGTTCTGCCCTCGCCCACGTTCACACGAAAGACAGTGCAGTAGGGCGATACCGCACAGCGTATCTCGTTTTGTATCCTGTGTTCTTCCGTCAACCTATAAGCCCCCTTTGCCTTGCCTGATAATACGCCCAGCCTGATTTGTAACCGTGACTTTTCGCATACTGCAAAAGTTCGGGATAGGTATGACAATCGGCAGGACTTGAAAAGTCAAGCTTAAATCCCTCCACCTTTACAAGCCCCACGCTGTTATCTGTTTCAAGCTTTCTCTCGGCTGAGGGAAACTCATATCCGCAATGAGGACAGCATACTTTCACCCCCGCAGGAGGAGCAGAGAAAGTATAGAAACATTCAGGGCATTGTTTCACCTTGTCGCTCTGCTCCTGCTTTTTATGCTGAGCTTTCGGCTTTTTCTCTAAGCTCCACTCCCTGTCATCGTCAGGCATACCAAACCTTGCATAGTTGCCAACGTGGTCGATTATGACGGCTCTTTTATTTGGACGATACCGCATACATCTCATAGCCTGCTGAATGTAAAGAGTAAGGCTCTTGGTGGGTCGCAGGAGTATGGCACACTCGCAGTCGGGGACGTCAAAGCCCTCCGAGATAAGGTCAACGTTGCACAGCACAGTTATATCTCCCCTGCGGAAAGCTGAGATAATGCTGTCACGTTCTGCCTTTGGGGTCGAGCCGTCAATGTGTGCCGCTTTTATGCCGTTTTCATTAAACACCTCTGCCGTCCGTTGAGAATGTCTGACGGAAGCACAGTAGCAGACCGCTTTTTTGCCATTTGCTAACTGTTTGTAATACTTTATGACGTCACCGAAAACAGTATTTTTCACCATAGCTTTCTCTATCTCCGCCGCCATATATTCTCCGTGAGAAACGTGAAGTCCTGTAAGGTCGGCAACGTCAGGAGCATAGTAATCATAAGGTGCAAGACAGTTGTTATCAATAAGCCACTTTGCGGATACGCCAATGATAAGCTTGTCGTTCACGTCACCAAGCCCGTCACCATTAAGGCGAACAGGGGTCGCTGTAACGCCCACTCTCGGCACGTCCGAAAAGTATTCGTATATGCGTTTGTAGGACTGAGCAAGGCTGTGGTGATTTTCGTCAGTTATGATAAGTGCAGGTCTGGCAAGCTTTTTAAGCCGTCTTGTAATAGTCTGCACCATACCCACCTCGCAGAGTTTCATATCAACGCCCCAGCGAATAAACGTCTTTTTTATCTGCTCCACAAGCTCACGTCTGTGGACGAGAAAAAGCACTCTCTTGCCGTTAAATGTCGTTCGCCTTGCCATTTCAGCAACTATGCAGGACTTTCCTCCGCCGCAGGGCAGGACTATGCAGGGTGCTTTATACCCTGCACGCCAAGCCTGCCTTACCTGCTCAACCAGCTCATTCTGATACGCTCTCAGCTTCATTGGACTTCGCCGCCTTTACCCTTTTCAGAACGCATTTCATACAAAGCTGTTTGCCGTAATTCTTCATCGAGCCGTCTATTATCTGCTGAACAGTGCGCTTGCCGTCTGACATTATCGTCTTTCCGCACTCTGAGCAGATATGTTCGTCTGCAAGGTGATAGTATGTCCTCAACGCTTCATCAACAAGTTTCAGATCGTTGCTTATGTACATACTGTCGAACAGCCCGATAGGACTTTTGCAGGTGTCAGTGCCGTCCGTCTGAGTGGCAAAAAGATACTTGCCGTCAACCACAACAGTTTTAAGCACAGTTGTGAACATACCCTCGACAGTTATCTTCTCATCAAGCAGCTTGCCGATAGTTTTAGCTTTCTGCCTGCCGTCCTCGCCTGTATCAAGGTGATTGAGAAAATACACGATAACATCTTCCGGAAGCATTTCAACGCTTCTCACAAGCTCCCAGAAATTCTTTGCAATGTCAGTGAACTTCTGATAGCCCGTTTCCTTTGCACGGCGCATAAACTCGTTCACCATAAGATACTGACTATCGTCAACGGCTATGGACTTTGCCGTCTGAGCTTTCATAAAGCGTTCTATCTCACCGTAATTGTCGGTATGTATCGTTGACTTAAACTGCGTGCGGAACGGAAGCTGTTTTCCGTTCACGTTCACAAGTGCAAGCTCGTCTTCTTTGAAATTTCTCAGGGAAGCAGATTTGCCGCTTCCTGAAAAGCCTAATACAAGTATCGCAAGTCCCATTCTCTTTCCCTCCTTATCTTATGGTCAGTCCCGGTCTGCGGACAACTGCCGCATAGGGGATCTCTCTGCCTGCCTCGATAGCCGCCTTGACAGCCGTCTTGCTTATGTCAGGATCTTTGTATTTCAGCAGGCTGTCATCATTGACCTTTGCCCACTCCACAAAGGCTTTCGGGTCTGTTATCTCGGTGCTTTCCCTGCCCTTTGTAATGCTGATCTTAGCCATAACGCCCTCTATTTTGTTAAGGTTGACCCTCTGCATACTGTTCATAAGATAAGCTTTAAGGCTCTCTGCCTGCTTGACTTTCTGCTCACGTCTTGCTTTGAGGGCTTTCTCCTCTGCTTCAAGCATTTTCGCTTCGCTGTTCAGCACCTTGACATAAGCCGCAACGTTCTCCGCCTTGTCCGTAAACTCAGCCTCAACGCATTCAAGGGTATCAAACCACACCTTTTCAGCCTCAGCCTTTTCCTCTGCCGTAAGCTCGGCATTTTCCGTCATATCTTCAAGGCTGTCAAAAAGCCTCTGAAAATCGTTTGTAAGCTCATAAAGTTTCATTTTTATACCTCCAGTTTTGAATTGATTATATCCGCAAGCTGTCTTGCTTTTTGTGTGAAAAGTCCGTAATTGTCGCTGTCATTATGCTCATTCACGAAGTCCACGAGCCTTGTTACGCTGTCAACAGCGGTGGAAAGATAGGCCTTGAATATGGCTTTATCGTCCTGCATGGGGGCGGCATCCACCTTCCCCGCAAGCTTTTTCTCATACTCCGCCTTAGTTCTGTCAAGCTCTTCACGAAGCTGTGAAAGCTTGTCCTGCTTATCCTTTTCAGCCTGCTCAGCTTTCTGCAAAAGCTCTCTGCGGTCTTTCAGGCTGTCTTCTTCAAGCTTTGAATATTTTTCTGACCAGTCAAGGTCAACACGCCGCATAGCGTCTTTAAGGTTTGCCACCTCTTTGCTGTCCGTTTCCACAGCCACCTCAATAGGACGGCTCTCAAGCTCCTTTATCTCGGCTTCAAGCTGTGTTACCCTATTTTTCATTTCAAGCACCTTTTTATCCGCCATAAAGACCTGATGGCTTGCCTCTGCATTTGACTCCATGGCTCTGTCACGCTCGTTCTGCAAAATATCTATTTTTGCTTTGAGCTCCTTGACAGTAGTGCTTTCAAGGTCGATATTTTCGGCAAGCTCTGTTCGCTCTTCATCGGAAAGCTTAGCAAGAAGTGTCAGCTTTTTAACTCCGATTTGTAAACTCGAGTTTACAAAATCCTGCGGTAATTTTTCAGCCACTCTAATGTAATTGTACACATTCATTCTTGAAAATCCTGTTTCCTGCTCGCAATACTCTCCAAAATCGGAGTACCCAAGCTCCTTGTAAAGCCTGCTGTCCCTCATTTCCTTAAAGCCCATACACATATCGTAAAGGCTCTGCTGTGCAAGCTGAGCTGAGGTCTTTATCCTGCGGTCAAGCTCAGCCGCCTTGATATATTCTGCCGATAGTTCGTTCATGCTGTTTTACGCTCCTTTCGTTTCTCAGCGAACACCCTGTCAAGATACCGCTGATACTTCTATTCAAAGTCCTTTATCTCCTGCGGTTTGTCCTCGCCGCCGTTTTGTACCACGTTGTTCCTATACCCTCTGCACTGCACGATACCGCCGTATTGGCTCACCTCAACAGTATAGTAAGGCTTGTTAGGCTCAGAAACTTTTCTCAGAAACATTATGCTTAGCTTTCCCATAGCATGGCGTTCTGCATATCCGCCCACACAATGGGAAAGTATCCTGCCCTCGTCCTCTATCTCTTTCAAACTGTGTGGCTGTCTGACAAGCAAGCCGTCTGCCGAAAATTCAAGGCAGACACGCTCTGCAAGCCTTTTCGTGAAGTTCTGCAAAACAAGCTCGTCATGCTCATAGTTGATGATCTGAGTAAGCCTGTTGTGCATTGTCCAGAAATCGTGTGGCAACGCTATCATTGTATCGTGAATGTTATACTCCAGCGTTTCGCACTGCTCCAGATAGTCGCTGTAATCAAGAGGTGTCATTTTCTGCTCGTGTATGTATCGTGCCACCCTTTGCGGTGTAAGACCTGTTATCCTCACAAGACGTTCAAGAGTGCCGTGTTCGTTCTTAAAGACCTTTGCTATATTCAATAAATCTTCTGGTCTGAGTTTTGGATATTCCTCACGATAGTCAAGGTACTGCTCCCACAGATGTTCGCTGCCTTTGAGTGTCTTGAACTCCGTCTTGTTTAGTCCGAGCATTTTCAGCAGGTCATTACTTTTCCAGTTCACACGCTGAGAGAGCAGGAACTTTTCCTGATATCCCCACCAACCTGTGTATCTCACGCTTGTTACGTCATAGTCTTGTTTCATAAGATACTCAAGATTAGGGTGCTTGCAGTATGCGTGAAGATAACATATAAGCATATTGCCGTGATAATGCTGATGTTGGCTGTAACGCATATCCGATTTGTCTATGGCTTTGATGTTCAGTACCGAATAGGAATTATCATAGTTATATCCCATACAGCATTTGCAAAAGACAGGCTCACGGAAGTCATTACGCACAGCCCAGTTAATGCCGTTATCACTGCCGTATCTCACCGAGCCGTCACGGGCGAACACATAACGCTGTCTTTCCACAAGGTCACCCGTTGAGTATCGGTGAAAGCAACGTGCGAAAAGTTCAGCACCCCTTGTGAGGAACACCACATAATTCTTAGCACCTCTGCCTTTCATCTTATCCATAAGCTCTTTATCCACCGCAGGAAAGCAGTAGATAAGAGCCTCTTTTCTTGTCTTTTTCATACTGCTGCCTCAGAAGTCAAGCAAGCTGTCAAGTGACAAGCTGACAGGCGGTTTTGCCGTTTCATTGCTGTCCGAGCCGTCACCCAGGTCGATAGTCATATTGAAATGAACGTCTGCACCCTTGAAGTAAAAGCTTACAGCTCTGCGGTAGACCTCAATATCCGAAATACTTTCCCTTACACCCTTAACAGCGTTTTCCGCACACTCAGCGAAAGTCCTGTCCGTCTGTAGGACCGCCTGAGCGAACTCCTCGTTCTGCTCACAGAAAGTTTTGAGTGCCTCAAGAGTAGGCTTTGCAACCGCCTGCGCATACTTGCCAAGCTTAGCGGCAGACAGTTCCTGCGACAGCTTGTCCTGAGCTTTCTTTGCGTTAATGTTCATTGCCGTCACCGCCTCTCAGCTTATCAAGCTTATCCCTTGTGCTGCATATCTTTCCATACGCCTCGCCAATGTCAAAGGCTCTATGTTCTCGCTCAGACATTCCTTCATAGATACCGATTATATCTGTACAGGCTTCGTCTACGGTATCATATGCTTGACAAATCGCTGCTTTTGTGCTATCATCAAGGTGTAATATTGAACTGGTATCTTTTGATACCTCCAAGCTTGTGCCTGTTGCCGCAGGTGCAGGCTCGGTTTTCATGTATTCGAGAATATGATTCATGAAATCAGTGATGCAATTACCATGTCCTGCAAACGGGCATGATACACAGTTGTCTACTATACAGCATTTAGCCGTAGTAATTATCTCATTTTTCGTCATCTTTATCCTCCTTAAACTTTTTCTCCCAGTGCTTTTCAATGGCGCCAAGTAATATGTACATCACTACATCTATGCCTGCAAGCACGGCTATTGTTATCAGCAGTATCAACGCCATTTTACCACTTTCCTTTCATTTCAACTTCGACCTTGACAATTGGTCTGCCTGCTTCTCTCACCGCACGCTTAATGCTCTCCTCTGCTTCCTCGTAGGCAGTTTCTTTTACGCTTACATACCACCTGTACGCTACATACATTGCAAGCACCACCAAGAGTGCTACCGCTGCGGCACATCTGATTATCTCTAACACGGCTATCATTTTCTCACGTCCTTTCATTTAAACGTCCTGTGTTTTAAGCTATCCACTCAGGGTGCTCAGTCCTCGCCGTTTCACAAAGCTTATCCCAGAGCGATGGGTCACGCCCGACCATATCCTGCAATGCTCCGGCAAGCTTGCGACCGATACTGTCCGCAGCTGCCTGCCGCTCCTGCTCCGTGCAATCGTCCCAAAGCTTGTAGCTTTTGCCACCGTCGAACGAAACGTGCCTTATGACCTTTAAAGGCGGATATTTCGGCATTTTTATCACCTCCTACTCAATTCTATTTGTTATCAAGGTTGTACTATGCTAGGAAAGTTCCTCGATAACGGCGATATCCTCGCCCTCTGAGCGGTCAACAAGGTCCATAGCCTCGCCTGCCGTCTTTGCCGTGACTGTTACCAGCCTTGCGCCGCTGAACTTGTCCGTCAGCTTGATTTTGTAGTGTTTCATTTTTGTACCTCCTTGAAAAATCTAACTTCTTGTGGTATAATGTAGAAAATAAAATAAAAGGAGCTGACCATAAATGATAAAAGTCATTCGAAGCAAGCAAATCGAATATCCTAGTGTCAACTTAAATTTTAAAGTTGATATGCCAAGAAATTGTCCTCATTGTGGTGTTGTTTTAGAGCCTAAAGCTCTATCAAGCCATTTTGTTGAAATGGCAGACTTGGATGACCACCATTATAAAATATATGTCCATTGGCTTTGCCCAAGTTGTGCAAAAGCATTTTGCTCAGAATATGAATACATTGGTCCTCAATATCGCACTGAATGTGATGAAGCTACACTTATTCAAACTGATCCTAAGTTCTGCTCATCTCCAACATTTGACGCCGAGATTGAAAAAGTTTCTGAGGATTTTGTTAAAATATACACACAGTCGCATAAGGCGGAGCAACTTGGTTTCGATAAAATATGTGGAATGGGTTATCGAAAAGCGTTAGAATTCCTAGTAAAAGATTTTGCGATTAATCTTCACCCAAAAGAAGTAGAAAAAATCAAAAAGCAAACGTTAGCTCAATGTATCGAAAACTTCATAGACAGTCCAAAGATAAAAACCCTTTCAAAAGCTTCTGCTTGGATCGGTAATGACGAAACCCATTATTGCCGCCAACACGAAGATTACAATATAGAGCATTTAAAAGCTTTTATCAATGCCATTGTTTCATACATAAACTCAGAGCTTGAACTAAAAAAAGCTGAACAACTTGTAAGAAAATCTGATTAACCCTTTTCGCAGAGCAATTTTCCGTCAAGAGTCCAATATTGAATGACCTCTCTACAGGGGTCATTTTCTGTTCCTGCGCCTTTCAAGGCTCTTGTTACGATCACCTGCTCAATCCTGGCACTGTCACATCCTCTTGGAATAGCAGTAATTTTCTTTTCCACGTTCCTCTCACCCCCTCTTTAATCACTTGTTGCATTATGCAACTCACTGAGTAAAAAAATATTTGCCGAACTCTCCAGCATCAATGTGGAGCAAGTGTGACAGTTTCTCAGCCTCGTCCAAGTCAAACGGACGAACATTGTTTATTTTCTGATTAGCTGTAGGTTGAGCTATGTTTAAACAATGTGCAACGTCAGCTTGGGTCAGTTCAAGCTCCTTCATTCTACCCTTGATCTTGTTCGTGTTTACCATATGCCAGCCTCCTTTCTTGTTGCATTATGCAACTTACTGCATTATCATAATAGCACATAACTTTTCACTTGTCAATAGCATTTTGCAACATTTTTTTATTTTTTTCAAAAAAGCTATTGCATTATGCAATTTAATGTGATATAATCATTATAACGAAAGCAGGTGAGCAAGATTTGAATACCGTAGAAATTGGAAATAGAATAAAAGCTGCAAGAGAAGAAAAAGGACTTACACAAGAAGAACTTGGTATCCGTCTTGGATTGAATAAATCAACTATCCAAAGATATGAGGCAGGAAAAATTCTCAGAATAAAATTACCTGTTCTTGAATCAATCGCTATTGAGTTGAATGTTAATCCTGAATATCTTGCATTAAAAACTGATGATCCTAGCCCTAAACATTCTTCTCATATTATAGACTCCAACGCAACCATACTCCCGCAAGACAACGTACATATAATACCTATATATGAGAGCGTGTCAGCTGGGTTTGGTGCTTATGCTGACGATTATATTGTGGGCTATATGCCGCTTTATATCGTCAACGAGGAAGAAGCTAAGAATACAATGTGCATTGTCGTTTCGGGGGACAGTATGTATCCGAAGATAGAGAACGGCGACAAGATACAAGTATTAAGGCAGGATTGGGCTGAGGACGGACAGGTAGTTGTTGCCCTTATCGACGGCGAAAACGGCGTTGTGAAGAAAATCAAGTATTCTGATGACAAGATAACCCTTGTATCATTCAATCCCGAATATCAGCCGAGAGAGTTTGTCGGTGCAGAAAGAGACCGCATAAGAATACTCGGCATTGTAAAAACAGTTATAAAATCCTTATAATAAAAAAATCCCCGCCAGCACCGCAAATACTGACAGGGATAGCACACAGAATTTTCTCCCGCATGATTACAAATACATTATATCACCAATTTAAGACAATGTAAATGATTTCATAAATTGTTTACAAATGTCGATTTATAGGGAGGAAAAAATATGACTTGTCCAAATTGTAAAGGCGAAAACGCACCAGGCGTAGCAGTATGTGAATATTGTGGTCACGAACTTCCGCAGCCACAGAAAATTGATAACCACGTTGAGCATAACAGCAATATCGTTCAGCACATCACATACGTTACAAACGTCCAGCAGGTCGCACCGCAAGCTCCTGTTGAGCAGATAAGCCCTAAGAGCAAAAGCACAGCTGAAATACTTTGCCTGCTGACCTTTTTAGGCTTGGGCGGTTTGAACAGATTTTATGTAGGCAAAGCTGGCACAGGTTTGCTGTACTTCTTTACTTTCGGAGGTTTCTTTATTGGAGCAATAGTTGATATGATAAATTTGTTTCAGGGAAACTTCACTGACGCTCAGGGCAGAGTGTTAAAATAAAATTCCCTGCTAGTATTGTAAATACTGACATGGAAGAAAAAAATCTCGCCCCCAAGTGCTACCAACACTCAGAGGCGAGCAGAGCGGATACTACCAATATCAGCTCAAAACGAACAAAACCCAATCACCACAAAAGGGCTTATTCTGCCCTTTTATTATACTGCATATTATTAAATATGTCAAGAAAATAGGAGGAAAAAATCAATGAAGATCGCAGCGGCTTACGTTCGTGTTTCCACCGAAGAGCAAACAGAGCTGTCCCCTGACAGCCAGGTCAAGCTCATTCGTGAATACGCCAAGAAAAACGGCTTTATCGTGCCGAAAGAATTTATCTTTCACGATGACGGCATTTCGGGACGTTCCACCGCCAAGCGGCAGGGCTTTAATCAGATGATAGGCACAGCTAAGATCAAACCAAAACCCTTTGACGCAATCCTGCTGTGGAAATTCAGCCGTTTCGCCCGCAATCGTGAAGACAGTATCGTCTATAAATCAATGCTCCGAAAGCTTGGTATCGACGTCATTTCTATCTCCGAGAATGTCGGTGACGACAAAATGTCCGTGCTTATCGAGGCTATGATAGAGGCAATGGACGAGTATTACAGCATTAACCTTGCCGAAGAAGTCAAGCGTGGTATGACGGAAAAGTTCGGGCGTGGTCTGAAAGTTTCAGGTCCTCCGCTGGGCTATGATATGAAGAACGGTGAGTTTGTGGTCAATGAGCAGGGGGCTGAGATAGTTCGCCGCATTTTCGATATGTACGTCAACCAAGATATGGGCTACCTCAATATCGCCCGTGAGCTGAACGCTGAGGGCATACGCACCCTGCATGGCAATGATTTTGAGACCCGCACTATCGCTTACATCATCAGAAATCCCGTCTATATCGGTATGCAGCGTTGGACGCCTGGCGGAGGTGGCTCAAAGGGTCACTACCGCTCTGCCGTAGCCGATAAAGTTGTTATTACTCAAGCTCACCACCCTGCAATTATCGACAAGGAGATTTTTGAAAAGGCTCAGCAGAAAGCTGCAAAGACTCGCAGACCATACGAACGCAGTGGATCCACCAAGCACGAGTATATGCTCAGGGGTCTGCTGAAATGTAGTTCTTGTGGCTCAAACCTTACAATGGCGTCGGTCAAGAGCGGCACTCTGCAATGCTATCAGTACGCTCACGGGCGGTGTAAGGAGTCCCATGCTATTACTATCGGTAAGATAGACAAGGCGGTCATAGAGGACATACAGGGGCTTGTGGACGGCACAGCGACCGATTACAAGCTTGTTGACCAATCCCCTGCCAAGCCGAAGAAAGACACGTCCAAGTTTGAGACACAGCTTGAACGAGAGCGAATGAAACTCGAACGAGTTAAGGCGGCATATGCAGACGGCATTGACACGCTGGAGGAATACAAACGCAACAAGTCGGAAGTCCTCGCCAGCATTGCAGAGCTGGAAAGCAAGCTCCGCCAAGCACAGCCGCCAAAGCCACAGCACACAGCCGACCGCCTGCCTGATCTGAAAGTCAGAGCGCAGGAAGTCCTCAAGGTTATAACCTCGCCTAATGCCACACCTATGGAAAAGAACAACGCCCTGCGGAGTATTGTTGACAAAGTTATCTTTGACCGCAAAACGTCAAGTATTGAAATGTATTATCTGTGTTGA